AAAGGATTTCAAGTAAGATCTAAAAAAGGATTATTATATCAGACAGTATCAAATGTATTAATAAACAACGTTGGGAAAGCGGTTGTACAAATAAAAGCATTAGATTTTGGAGAAGAATACAATGCTTCTGAAAATGAAATTGCTGAAAAAGCAACTGGAGATGAAAATGTAAGCAGAGTATATAATTCAGAAATAATCAGTGGTGGAACATTTTTAGAAAGTGATGAAGAACTAAGAGAAAGAATTTTAAATTTATCATTATCAAAAGGTGGAGCTGATATTAATGGAATAAAATCAAATTTACTTAAATTATCTCAAGTTGAGGATTGCGTTGTTCTTGAAAATTCTACAGAAGAGAAAAATGAAACTTTAAAATTAGAACCTGGACATGTAAGAATTATAATAAAAGGTCTTATTGATGAAGAAGTAGCGTATACAGTTCTAAATACTATTTCTCCAGGTATTGTGACAGATGGTGATGTGGAAATGAGAGTAATAACTGATTCAAATCAAGAACGGATAATTAAATTTAAAAAAGCAACTAAAGTTGAATATGCAGTAAGAGTCAGAAATATAAAAAATATTTCAGATTATAAAAAAACAACAAAAGAAGAAATTGTAGGAAATATAATTAAAGAATCAGATAAATTTAGACTAGGACAATATGTTAATTATGAAAAAATTCAAGCTGCAGTTTATAAAATAGCTGATCAGTTGGAAGCAGATGTAGAAATAAAGATAATAAATGGAAATTGGACAAAAACAGATTTAGCTATACAGCATGATGAATATAGTTTTTTGAGCATTAATAATATTGAGGTGGAATTATAATGGAAGCAAATGATTTTTTAAAGCTATGTGGGAATATAGTTGACAGAAAAGGTCAGAATAACATAAAAATTTTCAATATAATTTCTAAAGGATTTGAATTGTATGATAAACATTTTGAAAAAGTATTGTTTTCTGATGTCATTGATAAATTACTCGAAAAAGAACTTGATTTGTTTGGCTCACAATTCAAAATTTACAGAAGTGGAAGAACAGATGAAGAGTACAGAAAATTTTTAAAATTATCATTTTTATTAAGATTAGGAAGAGTTGATTTTAATTTTATTGTTAATGCTATATCCATTTTTTTTAATATTGAAAAACATAGAATACAGATTTTTGATTATAATTCTGACAAAAATATTAAAGTACGTCACATTAAATTAAGGATTTTGAAAAAAGCAAATATTCGAGAAATTATATTATTTTTAAAATCAATAAAAGCAGCAGGAATAATTATAGATTGTTGGGAAATGTTGGATGGAGAATTTTTAATAAACTGTAAAGGAGAAAAACAGAAATATATTGTTAAAAGTGATGTTAGATATGAATATGACAGACATGAATACAATCTTGATGAAATGTTGGAACTTAATGATTAAAAGGAGGGAAAAAGAGAATGCCTATCATTAAAAAATTTTTGCGAGGAGTGTATGAACATTCGAATCTATTTAAAATAAGAAATCCTTCTGTAACTGTTGGAGACAACGAAGTGAAAGAAATTACACCTTTTAGGGGTGTTATACAGACAAGAGGTAGTGTAATAAGCTCTGATGATTTTAATGAAATGCAAAAAAACGGAGTGTATTTTGTTGAAACAGAATATTCAGAAAATTATGGTTCAGGAGTAGATGCTTATGTAATTAAAAATTTAGAAAGTGAACAAGAATTATTTGAAGGACTTAAATTGAAATTTGTAATTCCAAAAACAAATAACTTTGATAATCCAGTTGTTGTTTTTAAAAATAATAATTACTCACTTAAGTTTAATGATAATGAAAATCTTAAATCTAAAAGTCTTATAAAAGACAATATAGTAAATTTAATTTATACTGGAAATTATTTTTTAATTGAGCTGATAACACAGGCATCTGAAAATACTCTTGGAATAGCAAAGCTCTATTCTAGCACAGAAGCTGAGACTGATTCTGCTAGAGTAAAAGAAATAATTGAAAAAAATACAGGCAACAATGAAGAAAGTCCAGGAAAAACAAAATGGACTAAGTTATTTGAGACATTAGACCATACAAAAATTTTAACTGTGTGGGGACTTGTCAAGTTTTTAAGTAAACTGTTAAAGCCAGCGGGAGAAGATGATTATGGTCTTATCAACTACAAAACAATAAAGCAGGTAAGTCCAAAGCCTGATTTGTCGCCTTATCAGCTGAAAACAAATTTTTGGAAATATCCTGATTCAAGATTAAAAGTAGTAGGGACAAACGATATTGGTCATTCGTATGCAGGTACGGAAATTGAAATGTTTAATAGTGCAGGGGGTTATACCGGGTCATTTCACACGAACGGAGGGCGTGCCTATTATAAAGTCCCTAATCGTGCAGGTGGCGGATGGTTAGAAATAATGGATCACATAGATATGGCCGCACGTGACAATCGAATGAACAGTATGGATACTAATTTTAATAATATTTGGAATACATTGAATAACGACACCGTAAGGGATGTAAGGTTAGTTGGATTGATAACCCCTATTATCGCACATGCAAATCAGGCGACAGAAAGAAATGGATACGTTGTAACAGGTCTTGTCAATGGGAATAATGACCACATTGTTGACCTTGTGCAAATGCGGGCTTTGCAAGTAAGACGTGGCGGGAATGGAAGCAACTGGTATAATGTTCCGTTTGGATAAAAATTAGGAGGATAGAATGAAATTTATAGTAGAAAGAACAGAAATAAAACAGTTTGAAGACGGCATGAAATATATTGCAATATTTGATAAAGATAATAAAGACTGGTACGAGGAGCTTAAGAAATTTGATAAAGATACTCTTAAAGTTATGTACAACAAAGATACTCATTTAGTGTTAAGCACAAACATAGATGTATCTATGATAGCTCCAACAATGGCTGGAGATGTAGTGGAAGAAATAAAATATCAGGAAGTTGAAACAGCTCCTGACAACTATTTTGTAGGCGGGAAAATTGTAAAGCGGAAAGAGTGTGAAACAATAAAAGATGGAGAGATAGTATTTGACAGAGAAAAACGTATAGAGCAGATTAAAAAAGAATTATCTGAATTAAAAGTTGAATATTCTGAAAGTGAATTTTTGTTTAAAGGAAAATACTTGCAGAAAAACAGAGAAAAAGGCGACAGGGATAGCTTAACAAGTCTGATTTTGTTGCTGACAATAACTGGAAGAAAAGAAACAAATGAATGGAAGTTAATTGATAAAGATACTAGAGAACATGTTTATCCGACTCTGACACTTGATGACTTTAAGCTGATGGCATTTCACATGCAGTCGCAGCTGTCTAAAGCAATAAAAACAGAAAGTGAGCTTATAGCTAAACTTAAAACTTTGTCAGATGAAGAACTTAAGAACTTTAATACAAGAGAAGAATTTGAAAAACTTTGGAATTAATCGTGAGATTATTCGTAAGAAAAACACACGAATAAAAACATGAAAGGAGGTAGTATGCTTGAAAAAGACAAATTATATATAAGCTTTCACAGGCCAAAATCAATTGTCGGTTTATTAATATCACTTAGAACACTTGGGAAATATAGTCATTGCGAGTTCGTATATAACGATTATGTGTATCTGTCAAATCCAGGTGGGGTCAGAATAAAGCCTTTTATTTATAAAGACAACATGGATATTTACGAACTTGATAGTCATATAGAAGTTCCAATTGTCTTAGAAGAATTTAAAAAAATAAAAGGCAAAGGATATGACTACTGGGCAATATTTCTTAGTCAATTGCTTGAATTAGGCATTGAGCATAAAGACAAATACTTCTGTTCGGAGTTATGCTTACATCTAATTAACAAAGGACTGGACGATAGCTTGACTTACAACTTAAAGACATTAAAAGAAAGTGCATTTAGTCCAGTAAAGCTATTTAAATATTTAAAATTTATGGAGTTACTAGGAAAGGAAGTGATGTAAATGAATATAGAAAAACTTATATGTACAGAAATTGAATTTGACAACAAAAAATACAAAGTGACTGGGGTGAATTTTGAAAAAGATAATATAATACTAAATGTAGAAGAAATAAAAGAAGAGAAAACAACTGAAAATGAAAGTATAAAACCTGTTTATTCTTTCAGTCAGACGAGTTTGGACAAAATGTCTAAAGTACATCCGAAACTTATTGAAGTAATGAAAGAAGCTATTAAAAACAGTCCGTTTGATTTCAGAATAACAGATGGAGCTAGAACAGCAGAAGAACAATTTGCTTTGTATCAAAAGGGCAGAACTAAACCAGGACCGAAAGTGACAAATTGCGATGGATATAAGGCAAAATCAAATCATCAAATTAAATCTGATGGATATGGTCATGCTGTGGATATATTTCCGTGTGGGATAGAAGAAAACGGAGAATACAGAAAATTTACTTCAGAAGAGGGATATGATGATAAGAAATTGAAAATTATATCCGAGCATATCTTAAAGATAGCAAAGGAGAGAGGAGCAAATGTTGAATGGGGTGGAAATTGGAAAATGCACGACACACCACATTTTGAAATAAAATAACAGAAAAAGATATAGGACAATGGCAATCGAATTATGACTGTAAAATATTGTTTTTTTAAAACTAAAAATAAAATAATTGCACGAAAAATTAAGTTTATATTTTTTTTGTGTTGAAAAAAGTTACAAAATAGGGTATACTAAAATAGAAAAATAATAATCTAGAATGGGAGTCAAATTATGAAAAAGGCATTTAAACCTTATAAATTACCATTAAATCTAAACAATGATATTTTAGTAGAACTTTATAAAAAGGCAATAACGGCACGAAATAAGTTAGTAGAATTTTCAGTACTACTAGAAAGAAATCTAACTTCAGAAAATATAATTTGGATGTTATCACTGAACGAGTCGTTGCAATCTACGAGAATAGAGGGAACACAAGCTACGTTTGATGAAGTGATAGAGGCAGAAATAACTAACAAAAAAAATGTAGACATATTGGAAGTACAAAATTATTTAGAAGCATTGAATATTGGAAGTGAAATGCTAAAAAATGTTCCAATTTCTACAAGGCTAATTTTGAAATTACACGAAACAGTATTAAAGAATGGTAGAGGCAAAAATAGGGGACCTGGGGAGTACAGAAAAATACAGAATTGGATAGGTCCGACAAAAAAAATAGAAGATGCCACATACATTCCGCCAGAACCCCAAAAAATAGAAGAATATATTAAAAATTTAGAGCAGTATATTAATGATGAAATAGCAGAAGAGATTGATCCTATAATTAAAATAGCGATAATACATGCTCAATTTGAGACAATACATCCGTTTTTAGATGGCAATGGGAGAGTTGGAAGAATTTTAATAATGTTATATTTATTAGAAAAAAAAATAGTGGCAACTCCGACATTTTTTGTTAGCGGGGAATTGGAAAAGAATAAATTTAAATACTATCAATTGTTAAATAATTTGAGAACGGCTGAACCACAATGGAAAGAATGGATTTTGTTTTTTTTGGATGCTGTAATTTCTCAAGCTGAAAAAAACATAGAGAAATTAAGAAATATTGAAGAATTATATTTTAGATTAAAAGATTACTGTTTTAAAAATAATATAAAAGAAAAATATCTAAATGCAATTTTTAAGAATCCAGTATTTACAATAAATTTTTTATCAAAAGCAACTAATTCCAGCTATACTGCTACGAATACTAATATAAAAAAATTATTGAATAGTGGTGTAATTTATCAAGATGATAAAAGAAGAAACAAGTTATTTTATTTTTCAGATTTAATGGATATTTTAAGAAATTAATAGCAATATAATAATCTAAAAATCACAGTCATTAATTTGATTGTGATTTTTTTTGTATCAAAATTTTTAAAAATTAAGTCTAAGAAAATTTTATAGTCTCAAAAAATGAAAAAATTGAGTCTATAGAAAAAAACGGCTTGCATATTTTGAATATAAGAGTTTTAAAAACAATTCAGGTATAAAAGGTTATCTGATAGAATAAAATGCAAATTTGAGACTATCAGGTGGCTTAAAATCAAAAAAATATAAATTTAAAGGAGTGATGTAAATGAATGCACAATTACAAATGATTTTAGTAGGAATGTTAGTAGATTTTACAAGGAAGGAAGTTTTAGAAAAAGAAATAATTTTTGGGGCAAAAACTGGAATTCAAAAGCTGGAAGCAGTAAAAAATAATTTCTTTGCAAAATTTAAAGATTTCGTGAGAAAAGCTCAGGAAAGGAATAATCCATATATCCCCGATGATGTTGAGAAATTTACGGAGGATTTATTATTAAAAGGTGCAGAAGCACTTGAAAAAACTGTAAATGTTGATGAAATAATACACAAAATACTTGGAGAAGAAAAAATGGCAATAGGAATATAGGGGGATTATTAAATGTTAAAGGACTTACAGGAAATTATAGATAATCATGGACTTTTCCTTATATTGTTCTTTTCAGGAGTGCTGTTTGGTGTAGTTGCACAGAAAATGATAGATAATCAACCAGTGAAACCATATGTAAAAAGGATAGCCGTTGCAGGAATGACAATGGCTATTGCCCTTTCACTTAATAAAGTCATTGGTCATTTGAAAGCAGAATTTCTATACCCACTAAGTCCAGTCTTAGGATTTTTTGGAGAAGCTCTGCTGGAAACAGTAAACCAAAAAAGATATGGAATCAGTACAGGATTTTTAGAACTGTTACTGGAAAAGTTCGGGTTTGTAAAGAAACGGAGTGATAAAAATGAAAATATATCACAGAAGCCGTAAATTTCTTATAATAATGTTAGGGCTAGTTTTTTTAAACTCAGTTATGACATTAAAATTAAGAAGCTATCAGAGAAAGCAGAATTTGGCAATGATAAAAACAGAATTGAGGAATAAATATCCTGAGCGACTCTTTAATTATATAGAGGAAAAATCTAAAAGAGAAGACATGTGGCTTTTAATTGGGACTAATGTAGTTGTATTAACTATGATTGTAGGATTTGACCGTTTTGGAGTTTTTGAAGAAACGGATGATACTATAAAAGCTAATAAGGAAAAAATAAAAAAAGGAATAGGAATATTTATATAGGGCAATCTTTATGACTGCCCTTTTTTTGTTGACAAAAAATAAAATAAGAAATAATTTTTAAAAATATGTGTGGTTAAAATTAGCGCGAACATTCGCACCAAATACTGATTTAACTGATGTATATTTTGTAATTTTACAAATTAGTAATTTATGTTATAATATTTATGCAAATATCCAAAGGATAAAAGCTATATTGTGTAATAAATAAAATTGTGATAAAGAAGGCTGGATAAATTCAGCTTTTTTTGTTATAATGTAGAAAAGTAACCAATAGGGAGGCTATATGGAATATATTAAGAATTGCGATTTAGAAGTGTATAACGCAATAGTGGAAGAAGAAAAGAGACAGGAAGAAGGAATAGAATTAATAGCATCAGAAAATTTTGTATCAAAGGCAGTTATGGAGGCTGCAGGTTCTGTATTTACAAATAAATATGCGGAAGGATATCCTGAAAAAAGATATTATGGGGGATGTGCAAATGCAGATACTGTGGAACAGCTGGCAATTGACAGACTGAAGAAAATTTTTGGGGCGAAATTTGCAAACGTTCAGCCACACTCAGGATCACAGGCTAACATGGGAGTTTATGTTTCATTGCTGGAAGCAGGAGATAAAATTCTTGGAATGGGACTAAGTTCAGGTGGCCATTTGACACATGGATATAAAATAAACTTTTCAGGGAAAAATTACGTAGGAATTGAATATGGATTAAATCCTGAAACAGAAATGCTGGATTATGACGAAATAAGAAGACTTGCCATTCAGGAAAAACCGCAGATAATAGTTGCAGGGGCAAGTGCTTATTCAAGAGTAATTGATTTTAAGAAGTTTAGGGAAATTGCTGATGAAGTTGGAGCTTATTTAATGGTGGATATGGCACACATTGCCGGACTTGTAGCGGCAGGAGAACATCCTAATCCTATGGAATATGCTGATATTGTAACTTCAACAACTCATAAAACAATGAGAGGTCCTCGTGGTGGAATAATCCTTACAAATAATGAAGAAATAGCTAAAAAAATTGATAAGGCAATATTCCCGGGAATTCAAGGTGGTCCGTTAATGCATATAATAGCCGCAAAGGCAGTAGCATTTAAGGAAGCGTTGTCACCTGAATTTAAAGAATATCAGAAACAGGTTGTGAAAAATGCAAAAGCTATGGCAGATGCACTTGTAAAAGGTGGACTGAGAATAG